CTTATTTGGCCGCATATGCGGACAACACTTGGGGCAACTACTACATCACGGGTCAGGTCGCTCTCGCGCTGCACAGCTTGAGCCGATCAGTCAAGGGCGTTGCCGTACAGTCAATCAGTCACTACGGTGGAGCAACCACGAATCAGGTTGCGCTTGATGTATTCGGTGCTACCCTTGTAATTTCCCAATACATGAGGGAAACTCGCGCACGGCAGATTGCAAGAGGTGGCACGGGCCGAGTCATTGTGATGTTCCAGGGCGGAATCAACGGAACGGGTTCAAGCACGTTTGCAGCCGACTGCACCATGTTCATGGAAACCTGTCGGTCTTGCTGGCTTGCTCTTGGGTATCCCGTGACCGATCTTGGGTTCATTGGTCTGACTTCGCATCAGAACAACAATCCCGACACCCTCACCGCTGTCCGTGCGAGTGCGGCAACGCTCGCAAATACATACACGATGATTAACGGTGCATCGTTGGCTTCGTATGCGACCCTGCTGACGGGATCAGGTGGCACTTCCTACTTTGCCAATGCAGTCACCGAACGGCAGCATCTCACCGAAGCCGGGTACAAATACATCTGCGGCCAACTGGTAACCGCTTTGACATCATGAGCATCTCTAAAACAAAGCCATGACCCTAGAGCAGAACAACGTCGTCCGTCTTTCCGCACGCGACTGGGCCGGCATCATTGGTGTGGCCTTGACCCTGCTCACCATCCTCGGCAGCGCGTACCTCACGCACGACCGACTGCTCATGCAACTAGTAACCCAACAGGAGTCGATCAACCGCCGGCTGGACAAGATCGAAGACAAGCTTGACGCGACTCCTGCTCATCCTTCTTCTCGCTAACTTCTGGCTGGTGGGGTGCAGCCCGCTCGCCAAGGTGAGCAGCAACACCAACGCCATCCGCGAGGAAGCCCAGGTCCTCATCGACCACGGCCAAGCAACGGGTGACCGGGAGGTAGTGACCCGTGCCCAACGCATCAACGATCTGGCTGCTGATACTCACAGTCAGGTATCTGGTCTGGAGGACAAGGTGCCCGCCTGGCTCACCACTCTATGGATGGCGGCACTCGCCGTGGTGGTCGTGGGCGTGGTCGTGCTGCTCTGGCAGACGGGCCTCGGCACCGCCGTCCGTGTCGCCATTGGCTGGCTCCCCCGTGCCAAGGTCCGGGACGCGGACCTCGCGGCTGGTATGCTTGATCCCAACAACCCTGAGAATGCCCGCGAGTATGTCGCTGCGCGGCGGGCATCCGATCCGGAGTTTGATGCTGCGTGGCGACGCCTTCAGAAGAAAGACACTAAATGATCCTCGCTGACTTCTCCGATTTCCTTGGCAACCTCTGGTTTGCTGGCCTCCTTGGCGTCATTGGTCTGGGCGCCGGTTGGTTCCTGTGCAAGAAGTACGGCTCGAAGTTCTGAGTGAAGTAACTACTTCACCACAGCCGATGACAATGAAATGAGCGGGCGGGTCGCGTGGTGCGCCGCCCGCTCATTTCCATTCCCACCTCTAGGAGAGACACATGCCCCCCGAAACTGAAACCCCCAAGGTCCCCACCAGCGGAGGTAAGGATGCTGCCGAGTGGCTGCACTACCACGGCCTCGCGCCTCGCAGCGTGGGCATTCGCTCGTCCGACTACCGCTCGCTCCGCACCTGTCCGTTCACCTGGTACCTCTCGCGCCGCCTCGGTCTCGTGAAGGCGTCCAAGTACAGCGCGGCCCTGTCCCGTGGATCCTGGGCCCACCTTGCCTTCGCCGCCTACTGCCTACGCAAAGAACGCGAAGCCGCCCTCGAGATGTACGACAACGCCATCGACCTGCGCCTCGAGGAGCTGCGCCGATACGGCAAGTCCGCTGGCCAGTCTCCCGAACTGGTTCGCGAGATCATTGCCCGCGAGGAGAAGGATGCCCGCACCGCGTGGGCCTGGTTCTCCGCTGCCATCCAGGTCTCGTTCCGCCCTGACGGCGAAGGCCCCACCGGCAAGCTCGATGGCTGGCTGCGTGCTGTGAACGTCGTGGCCCAGGAGCCGATGCTCCGTCACGAGGACTGCGTCATCCAGCCCGACGCGCTCATCACGTTCCCCAAGGATCCCGACACGCTGTGGATCGTGGACTTCAAGACCACGAGCGCAAGTCCTATCGACCGACTGCAGGCGTGCCCCATCGAGTTCCAGACGCAGCACTACTTCAACGTCATGAACAAGCTGCCGCTCTCCGAGTACTCCGCCAAGCGGGTGGGGGGCGTCATCCACATCGCCGTGCAGAAGCCCACCATCGAGTTCGGTATGAAGGACCGAGCCTACACGCTGGACACCAGCCCGCTCAAGTCCGGTCCGCGCAAGGGTGAACCACGCAACGAGAAGATATATCTTGGTGAACCCGACCCCCAGTTCTACGAGGGCCGGTGCTACCAGTGGTATGTCGGTGAAGACGAGTACCTACATCTTGCGCCCGAGCGATTGACGAATCCGTGCGTCAACATTTCTTTCACGTCTGCGACGCATTTGCTTGATTCCAAGCTGGTTTCGCAGTATAATTCGCGCCTCGAGTTCTGCCGTTCATATGCGAACCGCGAACCCTATCCGGACAACTTCGAGATGGGTGACCCGATTCAAGGCACTGGCACGCCAAGCGCGTACATGCCCTTCATGCTGACGGACCCGGTCGTGTGGCCGGACGTTGTGCGCGGCGAGAACTTCGTGCAACGGGACCGAGATGATGCGGTCCCCGAGGGAGACATCGCATGAGCAGACCCCATCCATTCATGCAGTTCGAGCAGGAGATCCTCGAGTCCGTCATTGCCCCGAAGATCGCGGAGATCGTCCGCCGCTGCGGCGAGAACATCGAGTCCCGCTCCTCGCTGCTCCTCCTCTTCAACGAGAACCACGGCACGAACATAACGATGGCAACCTTCTCCGAGTGGTGCGAGAAGCTGAACATCAAGTTCGAGCGGAAGGTCGTCGTGAGCATCCCCGGCTACAGACCGGCTGCCCGCGAGGTCCAGCCCGTCAGCCAAGACTCCGCCGACGACTCGGTCGAGGCGCAGTTCGACGAACCAATCAGCATGCCGGACGCTCCGGCAACCTTTGCGGCAGGCGAGAGGATGGTCCTGCCCGGCGGTATGCGTGCACCCACCTTCCTCGACTAAGGCATCATCATGACACATGCCCTCGCAACCGGTAAGACAATTGCTTCCAAGTACCCTTCCCTCGGCTCTTCGGTGGTCACTGGCCGCGTCCCTCTTGGGCGCATGCTCGGCCTGGTTGTTGGCGAAGCGGGCGCTGGCAAGTCGTTCCTGCTCCAGTCCAATCCCAATGCCTTCATCATCAACCTGGACGAGACGCCGGCGGTCTGCCCCACCAGCGAGGCGGTGATGTGGCCGACGCCCGGTGCTGATGGTCGGGCGCAGGACGAGCGGGGCAACCCCATGGTCCTGTCGTGGAAGCTCGTCGAGGAGAAGCACAAGCAGCTCGTCGACCTTGCCGTCCGCAACCAGCCGCGTCCCGAGACCGTCGTCATCGACACGCTCGGTGCCGCGATCCGCCTGCTCCGTCCGCATATCGCCAGCCTGTACGGTCGGGAGAAGTTCACCGACGTCGACGGCCGGCTGGGCTGGGAACGCCTGTTCGACACCCTGATCGAGTTCGGCTCGTCGCTGCGCCGTCACGGTTACGGTGTCTTCTACATCGCGCACCTGTCCCGCAAGCACATCCCGCTCTCCGAGAACCAGCACGTCGAGGAGTACAAGATCCTCATCTCGGACGGCCTGTATGCCCGCATGTTCCCCATGTTTGACCTGGTCGTTCCCATCACCACCACCTGGGATGTCGTTGAGGAATCCCGCGAGGTCGAGGTGAAGGTCGGCGACCGAGTCATCAAGAAGAACAACGTCACCAGCAAGAAGGTGCGCCAGCACTTTGCCACGTTCTCGAACCCCAAGCTCGAGGGCATTGCCAAGGTGCGAACCATGCAACCCATGGAAACCCTGAAGCTTCCACCGGAAGCAGCATGGGCTGCACTTCAGTCTGCGTATGACGCGGCGAACGCGCCCCGCTGACGCGGGGGGCGCGTGTCGCCTCTCTCCTACTGTTTCTGTTTCTCTTCTCACCACTCTTATCGGAGTCAGTTATGCCTATTGACAACAAGGTCAAGACCGTTTTCGCCGCCCTCAACAACAACTTCCAGTCCGTCCAGGCTGACTCGGGCCTTGGCTCGCTCGGCTGGTGGCCGGAAGAGGGCAACCACGACTGCCTGGTCACCGACGTGAACATGCAGGACAGCACCTTCAAGCAGAAGGACGGGCAGACGTTCCCCGGCTTCGAGATCCAGTTCTCCTACCAGCTCATCAACGATCCAGGTCAGGACGAGCCGCGCCGCTGGGTGGGTGCACCCATCCGCCTCCCCGCGGACATGGGCGCACTGACTGATAATGGTGCCAAGACCCGGGCCGAGATCGAGCTGCGCCGCCTCAAGGGTCACCTCACCACCTGCCTCCGCCGTGAACCGCAGGACATCGGTGCTGCCCTGGCTGACCTGTCCCATCGTCTGGAAAGCACCGACGCCGTGATTGCGGTTGTCGTCAAGTGCCAGTACGATACGGCCAAGGACGGCAAGCAGTACCGCAAGGAGTTCCTGCAGAAGGCCCTGTCGACCTGACCCAACAAGCCCCACCAGCCGGGGAGGGGGAGTTCCCACAAGGAGCCCCCTCCCCTCATTGGTGGGTACGAACCCCCGGATAGGGGCCCCGTGTCGATGAAAATCCACGGGGCCCTTTCACTTCTTACCTTTAGGATGAGGGTATGCCCTACGAATCCACGATTGTCGTCTCGATTCCTGACCAAGGTTCGTATCAGGACATCAAGGAACACATCTCCGCCTGCAACAGCCTTCACGGCATGGAACCCGACAGGTGGTCCATCTGCGTCACAAGCGAGGTCAACTCCTCGTGGGGCTTCATCTACTACACCCACCCCTCTCCTGCCTTCCTCGACCGCATCAACTACAGCTGGCAGCAGCGTTTTCCAGACTGCGCCATCGAACGAGTGCACCGCATCACACAACCGAAGTTCTTTGAGGATCTGGTAGAGAAGACTCAGTCCGGCATGATTGGAATAGGCATGGTCCAGCACCTTGCCGATCTGTCTTCCAAGGGCGTCACCACCACCGGCATGATCGACTGGATGAA